CTACAAATTCCCTAAGATTATCGACATCCCTGCTTCAACTCTTGAGTTGAGCAAGCCTGGTATCGATGGTCAAGAGTTCCAATTGGTAATTGACACAAACGAGTTCTCTAAGAACGCAATCGTTTCTGTTGGTTCTCGCCAATATGGTCCTCGCTTTTACGTTATTAAGGATCCAGTTCCTTGGAACATGGGCTTCCTTTATAGCTTCACTTTGGTTACAGACAATCCAACTGTAGACTTCGTTAGCCCTACCTTCTTGCAAGTGGGTATCGAACTTGAGTTGGTTGATGCTGCAATTGGTGAGTTCGATCAAGATTTGTTAGGTCTTCCTCGTTTGGGTGAGCAAATCACAATGTTTGAATCTTTGGGTTCTGCATATGGTTTTGAGCACAAAATCACTGAGTGGGCTGATGACAAAATGATGCGTGACTCTGCAGGACGTCCTTTGGATATCCTTGTTTATGCACCTCAGCGTCGTAACCAACTTCCTTTGACTCGTAACGATGTTAAATGGGAGCCATTCATTGAGTTCTGGATGCGTAAGTCTATGCTTGAGTTGAAAGTTAAGCGTATGATTTGGTCTCGTCCTGGTACTGTTAAGACTAACGGTAGCAAGCAAGAACTTAAGCGTACATCTGCTGGTGTTTATCACAGAATGCGTAATAACGGTAACTTGGTTCAGTACAACCGTGGAGAATTCACTGCAAACTTGATTCGTTCAGTGTTTGGTGATTTGTTCTATCGTCGTGTGGATGTTAAGGACCGTCGTGTTAAAATGTATACTAATGAAGCAGGTTTTGACGTGTTCCAACAAGCTTTGAAGACAGACGCTTTGAACAGTGGTTTGACATTCATGGCTGATAGCGGAAACCGTTACATGCAAGGAGAAGGTCAACACATCACTTACAACTTTGCATTCGATGCAATGGTTACTCGTGAGACTGGTCGTGTTGAATTGATTCACTTGAAAGAACTTGACCTGCCTCAATCTAACCTTGAATTTGGTCAGAACAAGAAGTCAACTCCTGTATTCATGGTGTTCGACGTATCTCCAATGTCTGATGGTTCTTTGGTTAATAACATCCGTGAAGTTCGTATGAAGGGTGCACCTTCTATGACTTGGGGTTATATCGATGGAACTCGCCACCACTTGGGCTTTGCTAAGTCTCAGGGTATGAGCTCTGCGAACAAATTCCCAGGATATGAAATCTGGATGAAGGATCGTTGTGATGTATTCATTGAAGACTTGTCTCGTACAGTCTTGATTGAGGAAATCCCACAATTCTAAGGCCCCCCTGTAATCTCAGAATTACAGGTCTGCTTCCTCTGGAAGCGTACATATACCGAGAAGAGAATGCCCCCCACACTCCCATGTGGGGGAGCTCTTCTCAAATTACAGAGTGTTTGGATTGGGGAGTCTCCCAGTCGCTGGCCCTTCGGTGGGAACCACTCTGCAAATAAAACCAAATAAATAAACTACATATGGGTAAGTTAGGTAAAATCTCAACAATTAAGAAGGAGTATAATAACTCACAACTTCAGACAATGCAAGGTGGTCTTGCACTTAAAGGCTTAACACGTATTCCTGGAACAGGGGTGTTTAAATATCCCTACAAGGAGCTGGATGGTCAATACAGAACAGGACTTGATCCTAATGCTGCATACATCCGTAGAATCTCTGATCCTCTAGAAAGAGAGATGGAGATTGAACGTGTTACAAAACTTAAAGACAAGTTACAAGCTGCACTTGGTGATATTGACTTAGGTCCTCGTTCTAGTTTCTGGAACTATGGATTGTCTACATCTACACAAGATAGTTTGCATGTTCAGCCTGTGAAATTGCTGGATGGTGATAACTTCTTCGATCTTGCTATTCCTCTTCAGGAATTAGCTTTCTCTTGGTTACGTGTTCATCCAACAATTGCAAGCTCATATCAAGCTTGGGAACGTGGTGAATATGCTGCTGAAACTCAGTTCTATGTAGCTGATGATGAAATCGAGAATGCTGTACTCTTCAAGAAGAAGCAACTTATCAATAAAGCTATTGTTAAGTTTGACAGTATGACTCCTGAGAAGAAGAGAAAAGTGGCACGTTTGTTGGGACTACCTGTAACTGATGATACTAAAGAGGAAGCAGTTTACAACCTTGTAGACAACGTCCTTAAACAAACCGAGTTTAAAAACGGTAAGTATCAAGGTCTGAATCCTGTTGAAGTGTTCACACGCTTTGCAGACATGAAAGACAACTTACTCCATATTAAAGACTTAGTGAAACAAGCAATTGCTCACTCTGTTTATAGAGCTAAGCCAAATGGTAAAATCTATGAAGGTGAGTTTGAAATAGCTAAGGACGAAGATGATTTAATTAAACAACTTGCAGATGATGACAACCAAGACTTGCTCTTGACCCTCGAAGGTAAGTTGAAAACTAAGAAATTAGCTGCAGTATGATACCAGTAGACAGTTTGTTGTACAAGATAGACCAAAAACTAAATAAACTGTCAACCAACATTCACCAGCAAATAAACTTAGAAGATAAGATATTGGCTTTGAATGAAGCCCAAATAAAGCTGATAAAACAAAAGGTTGATGGTTTTAGTGTAATAAGTGGAATGGGACTCGACGCTTTCAAGAAGCGTTATGAGGACCTCCAAAGCTTGGTCATAACCTACAACCACCAGCCCCTTAAGTTGAAGCTTAAGAACAAAGAACTAAATCAATGGTTTGCCAATATACACCTACTTGATCCCAAGTATATGTTCTACATAGATGCATATGTAATTGCGGACAAAGGAGTGTGTAAGGACAGAAAGATCTGGATTAACAGAGACTTGGCTAAACATGGTGACCTTCAGTTCATTCTGAATAACGACCATTACAAACCAAGCTTTGAATACCAAGAGACTTTCAACTTCCTTTCGACAGATGAAATAAGCATCTTTACTGATGGCACGTTCACACCAAAGCATATCTACATGTCATACATGAGATATCCTGTTTACATAGACAAAACTGGTTATGTAAGATTTGATGGAACTGACTCAACAGATCAAGACTGCGAACTTGAACTCTATCTAGAGGATGAATTGGTAGACTTAACCGTACAAAACCTGGCTATGTACACAGAGAACGCTGCTGCTGTTCAGAGTGCACAGTTCAGGATACAGACAAACGAATAAATTTTTTAATCACCTAAAATAAAGCAAAATGGCTGATTTTTCATTAACTACGCTCTTCGTAGTACCAGTAGGGCAAACTGCGCTCCCTAGCTCTGGATCTACGCAAGACTTAACAGCAGGTCAGGTAGGTATCTACAAAGCTGACTACACTGTTGCCAACGCTGGTAACATTGCTGCTGCTCCTTACTTTTATATTGCGCAGGGCCGTACTAACACTTATCTGCAAGGCTCTAAGCGTTCTGATAAGATTAAAGGATGTCCTTCAGGTGCTGGTTGCAATAGCAACGTAACTGAATGGTATAAAGTGAACGGTTGTCCTACACCATTGACTCAGATCACTGATGTAGTTAACTGGAACGTACAGTGTGGTGACATTGTTACCTTGACACTTCGTGCTCACTCTAGCTATTTGGATACTTTGTATTTCAACGGTTTCACTCGTTCAGTGACTGTAAATGCTCCTTGTTGCAACTGTGGTGATAACCCATGTGACACTGTAGACATTCCTGCATTCATTGATGATGTTATCTACCATTTGAATTTGCAAGCTCCAGGTAACAACCCTGATAACATCACTTTCTCTGACTTCTATCAGTTCCAGAGAATTGGTAATGACCAAAACGCTTTCTTGCGTATCACTGGTAAGCCTCTTACCAAATATGGTCAGCCTTGTGATGTTGCAGCGTTTCCTTTCGAGTATGACAGAATGTGGTTCCGTACATTCGTATTCAGTGGACCTGCTACAACTGCTGACTTCATTGTAGCTGATCCTTGTAACGTTGTTGCTGATCCTGTAATTGTACAGCGTTCTTCTTACGCTACTGGTACTTCTGCAGAGATTGCACAATTGGAGAAAAACTTCTACAGCTACCAAGCTGGTTACTTGAAGCATCTCTACAGAATGAATGGTTACAATGAGAACTTTGAAAGCTGGGTGAGTGATGGTACAACTTATACCACCTACTACATCAAGTTTAATGAGTATAACAAGTCTGAATACAGCTGGGGTGACTATATCAAAGAAGACAGCACTGTAATTATTGCTGTTGAAAAAGATAGTCTTGCTGAAGCTGCTATTGAGGCTGTTCTTGTAGCTGGTCTTGGTGCAGTGGCTGATGAGAATGGAGTTTGTGTAACAACTACTTCTACCACAACCACAGTATGGCCTTCTACTTCTACTACTACAACCTTGATTCCGTAATAGTAGGATAGTAACCTAGATTATATTAACCTAAGCCAGAGGTGAGAGGATACAAACTCAGATCCTCTGGCTTATTTATTTAGAACAACATGCCAGATTTAAAATTAGATATATTAGTAATCCCTACATATAATGTAACCACATTGGGGGTTGCTGATGCTTCTACCTACCCAACTAATCCACCTGTTGTTTCTGGTGCTACAATTGAGATTACTGTTCCTGGATTTGGTACATTCTTTAAACCGTTCAGTGTTAACGACTTTAATATATTCACTACATCAAACTTGGGTATAACACCTCCAGGGATAGATCAACCTCTTCCTGATGGTGTGTATCGTTTGAAATATTCTGTTGCTCCTGCGTATAAAAACTTTGTAGAAAAGTCAATTATGCGCATTGAACAGCTACAAGAAAAGTTTGATGGTGCGTTTATGAAGTTGGATATGATGGAATGTGATAGAGCTATAAAAACACAAGCGTTTGTAGACCTGAACACCATAAACTTCTTCATCCAGGGAGCTCTAGCTGCTGCAAATAACTGTGCTGATGTTGAAGCAACAAAGATGTACAATCAGGCAGATATGATGCTGAATAACTTTATTAAAAACAATTGTGGCTGTTCTGGAAACAACTACGTCATAAACTTCTACTAATATGGCAGTATGTAAAAAATGTGGAGCTAAGGTTGGATGTGGATGTCAATTGATTAACGGTCTTTGTGCAGCATGTAACAGTGCTGTAAAACAAGGAAGAAAACTTATAGGAAATGTTATCACCCAGGCTTACAAGTTGTCCAGAATGCGCTAGTATTCCTGCACTCATTGCTACAATAGATTGCAAGCTAGCTGAACTAGGAAACAACTTATACAATAATGTTGTATTTATGTTGAACCAGCCTGTACCTGGAGGTGTGATGCTGGCCCTCATAAACTACAGAAGAATACTTGCTTACAAGTATTGTAACCCCGATTATGCTGCTCCATATACAGTGAATATGATAGCTAGCAGAGTTAAACTTTTAAAATATAAATAAATGTCTAACAATTGTTCAAATTGCTATAATGGTTGTGCAGAAACCATATCTGATCAATGTGTAAGATATACGGGTGTTGATGTTCCCGTTTTGGGAATTCAAACAGGAGATTCTCTCTCGTATGTTGAACAAGCTTTGATTACGTTCCTAGTTTCTACACTAGATGGTACAGGAATAAAGCTTGTTATTGATCCTCAAATCATCTGTGAGATTGTAAACAAAAACCTTATAGAATGTGAAGATCTCACTCTTCCAAATGTAATACAAGCACTAATCAAAGCTATCTGTGAGTTAGACGAAAGACTTACTTCTCTTGAACTTGATTTTGCTGCTTTAGAGGGACCATATGATGTAGATTGTCTTGAAGGTGTGAACAGTGGTTCTGGAACCCATGACATTCTTCAGGCAGCAATCTATAAAATATGTGGACTGGAAATTGACCTTACAGCTCTTGCTATTGATGTAGATACAAACTACGTTAAGTTGTCTGAGCTTAATGCCTTGATTGCAGCCTATCTTGCTAGCGTAGGAACAAGCACCAAGTTCTACAATCGTATGGTTCCATACACTGTTGTAGAATTTTATGGTGATCCTGCTGGTAAGTTTGATGTAACAGGTGCTGGTACTGGTGACTGGGAAAAAATCTATTTGTGTAATGGTAACAATGGCACTCCTGATAAAAGAGGACGTGTACCAGTTGGTGCTACAACAGGAATGGGTGGTGGAGCTTTGAATCCTGCAGTTGATCCTGCTGTTTCTGGCAACCCTGCTTACACTCTGTTAGGAACCGCTGGTTCTAACACAGTGACTCTTTCAGCTACACAGATTCCTGCTCACTCTCACAGTGCTACAAATACTGTCACTGTTACCAACCACACTCACAATACTGTCTTAGTTGGAACTCAGGTGGGACTTACATCTACCACTCCTATTGCACAAACTGCTACATATGGAGGCAATACAAGTTATAGCTTGTCAGGTGCTGTAGGTACACCAAATATAGGCGTTACTAGTGAGAACAAAAGTGATGTAACAGTGGATACTGTGATTGGATCTACAGGAGGCGGATTAGCCCATACAAACTACCAGCCTGGTCTGGGATGTTATTACATTATGTACATTCCTTAAACTTCTTACGTAAAATGATATTCCTTCCAGAAAATCCTTGCTGTAATCCTATACCAGTAACAAACACTATTCCTTGCCCTGGATCAAATCCTTGTGCATCAAATATAGTGTCCTCTGATTATGTTGGGTATAGTGGTCCTAATCTTCCCTGTACAACTATCCAAACCTGCAACACACTCACAGTGTCTTTGCAGAAGTTGGATGAACAAATCTGCATTCTTAAAAGCACTGTATATTCTTTACAGCAGCAGATTAATGCAATTAATGCCACTACCACTACAACAACTACACTTATTTAAATCAATAACCCATGACGGTATTAATAACATTAACAATAGCTGGAACTGATACAGGACCATTTGATCTCTACTCAGATGTAGATGGTTATGTATCAGCGTTTGAGACAGGAGTGAGTAAAGCAGCCTTAGAAGCTGGCTATTCCTCAGCTCTTGTTCCAAATGGCACAACAGTGATCAGAGTGAAGTCTACAGGAATTTGTACAAATTATGTAGACATTACAGTGACCACAACCACTACAACCACAACCAGCAGTACCACAACTACAACCACCACTACAGCTTTTGTATGTGCTGATTGTAAAACTTGGAACTATGTATCTGGAAACATTCCATTAGGAGGAGACATCATTCACTACTACAGCTGCTATGATGGCACCCCTCAAACCAGAGTGTTGAGCTTTGGTGATCCTGATGGAGACTTCTGTAACTGTAATAGCGTAGATGCTCCATACACAGAGAATGGCACTATAATTACAGAGGTGGGAGTGTGTACAACCACCACTACTACCACCCTATTTACAAACTTGGTATTTGACTTGACAACTGGTATAGGTGGGTATACAATCGGTGGAATAGATGTAAACTTTGTAACACCAACCCTCACTGGAGGTACAGATGTTCCATTCAGCACAGATACACACTCATATAACACAAGTCAAACAGGCCCAAGCGAAGAGTTGAATATATTTGTTTCATCGTTCACTCTGAACGGTTGTATCACTGTAACTGACAGCTCATCAACGAGTTATCAACAGAATGTAAGCTCGTCTGGGACATACACTTTCTCAGGACTAGTTATTGACAACATAACACCTGTCCTTGTAGTATGTGCAGATAACGTATGCTAACTGACTAAAAAAGCCTTGTTTGTTGGTTTTCAAGGCTTCTCCCTGGGGTTTCAACCCTGGGGAGTTTTTATTTTATAACAAAGTTAGTTAGTACCAATAATGAACTTCGTTAAAATAATTTGGAAAATATCAAAAAACTTTCGTACCTTTAGGCCAATTTTAATCAAACAAAACCGTAAATGCCTGAAAATCAATCTCTTCTGCAACAGCTGGAGCAGATGCTTCACTGGAAGAAAAGCAAAAAGTTTTATGCAGACAAACTAAACATTACAGAGAATGAAGTGGATGAGCTGTTGAAAGAATTAAAAGGTTCACAAGATGCTCAGAATGAGGCAGAGATAGCAAGCTATATTGGAGAACTGGAAGATGCAATTGTAAGGTTTTCCGAGGATATACAGAAGGGAACAGGTGAGGTGGTGTTCAACTCTAAGGAAGAAATCAAGAGTTTGGACGAGTTGATTGAAAAGTGCAAGATTGATACAGACAAGTGGGAAATAACTAAATACGTACAAAACTACTGGGGAAATGCTGAACAGCCCCACTACCAAGTTAAAGCTTGGCTAGGAAAGAAGAAAGGTGAGCAGATATTCCAGGACAGCTTTGTTAGCTTCCTTGAGACATATGAACCTGTTTCTCCTGAAATAGTAGCTCCTAAGTTTGATTCATCCAAGAAAGAAGCATGTCTAATTATCAACAAGCAGGATTCCCATTTAAACAAGCTAGACGTAGGAGGAGAGAATGATATAGAACAGCGCTTCGGTGATTTCATCCAGAGGGTGGAAATAATCTTAAACCAAGCTGCTCTAGCTAACAATCTCACAGATATCAAATACATCATTGGTTCTGATGAGTTCAACAGTGAGTTCACTAATACAACTACAAAGGGCACCCCACAACAAAACATCCTATCCTATCACGATTCTTTCCAAGCAATCTGTGATCATGAGGTGAGCGTGATAAACTTGCTTCTTCAAAGAGGTGGAGATGTGGAGGTGATATTTGTAGCTGGCAATCATGATGAATATGTAGGATGGCATTTAGCCAGTTGGTTGAAAACCTACTTTAGAAACGAGGAGCGTGTGTTCTTTGACATCTCTCCAAGATATAGGAAGTACGTAAGTTATGGTAGCTCTGCAATGATGTTTAATCACGGAGATGCTCTAAAGCCTGCTAAACTTGCGCACTTGTTCCCAATGGAGTTTAAACATGGATGGTCAGATCATGATAACTTCTACATCTTTACAGGTGACAAACACCATGAGATGAGTTTAGATTTTAACGGTATTAAGTTCTATCAGCTTCCAGCTTTCTCCACAGCTAAAAGTAGCTGGGATGATAAAAATGGATACACAATAAGCAAGGGAGAGGTGACAGGATTTTTGATAGACTATGATAACGGAATAACGAATATATTCAAACAGTATTTATAATGTCAACTTTTAGGAAGTTAGTTTCAGATGTACGCTCTATGCACAAGTTGCTCTCCACGGACAACTTGATCACGGATAGAGCTGTTATGTCTGAAATTAAGAACAATGCCTTCCTCCTGATAAAGCGTGAGACTAACTTGAGGAAGTTATGGGCAACCGATACAGTTTTTACCACCATTCCCTGCTTGGAGATGGTGGAAGTTCCTATTTCTGAATGCTGTGATTACGCAGATCCTTGCACTGTAGCTAGAACTAAATTCAAGCTACCTCGTATTACTGAAGGTAACTATCAGTATGTGATTCAGGGTGTTTATTCTATAAACGCTATGAGTGGTCAAGGAAAGAAACTTAAGGAAATAACCATCAACCGATACGTAAACTTGCTCAAACTTCCCATCATTAAAAAGGAAGAATACTACTGGATTTCTAATGGATATTTGTATGTGAACAACCCTCTTTTGAAAGCAATCAGACTTGTTGCTCTTTTCGAGGAAGATGTTCCAAATGCAATTATGTATCCTGAATGTGGATGCGGAACTCCTGATTATACACCAGAGCAACTCTGTGTAAATCCATTAGACAAGGAGTCACCAGTTCCAGGCTATCTGGAAAAGCAAGTGTTAGAGCTCACTTCTCAAAAGCTTCTCTCTACGTATTTCAGATTGAAAACAGACATCACAAGTGATGGCGTTGATGGTCAAGCACCTAACGCCCCAAACTTGAGATGATATGAGAGTGAAAATAGACTGGCGAAGCGCTAGTAAAGATAACTACAACAGTTTCTGCAAGAAGCATCCCTCCATCAAACTTACATTTGATGAATGGAGAAACATCATCTATTCCTACAACGAGGCTTTCAAAGAATACATCCTAGAGACAGGAGAAAGAGCAAAGCTTCCATTTGGATTTGGTGAGTTCTCTGTCAACAAAAAGAAGCGTAGAAAGATGAAAGGAAAGGATGGAAAAGAGGACTTTGTTAATCTTCCTATAGACTGGAAGAAGACAAGAGAAAAGGGTAAGAGGATTTACAACTTCAACTTCCACACTGAGGGATATTTCTTTGGATGGGTGTGGTTCAAGAACACAGCTAGATTTAGACAATCAAATCTGTGGTATTTCAAAGCTTCCAGAAACACATCTAGACTGCTGTCACACTATCTAAAAACGGATGATAAATACCAACATCTTTATCACGAATGGAAAAAGTAAAATAGATGTCATACTATTACAAATATAATTTCATCAGCCCTGAGCCTGTGTATTCCACTGTTAAGGAGGAATTCAAAAGTTATTTTGATACAGGAGCTGTTGACGATTTAATGTTCCCTACCTACTTAGACAAGTGTCTAAGAAAGCTAGGTAGAACCACTTATGTGATTTCTCAGGAAATCCTACACATCTGTGACTACGAAGCTAGACTTCCAGACAACTTCTATGCTGTTCGTGAAGCATGGCTTTGTACAGCTGTAAATGGCTATCCCTATCAACAGGCTAACTCTTTCTATTCACAGGCTGCCAGTTCTACAACAATTCAGGTGAGCCCTGTAATTGTGTATGGTAACCCTTGTAATGAGGGTGGATGTGACAATCCTTTCTGCCCTAAGTGTATGCCTGATTTGGTACAAGCTGTCTACAAGACAAACAACCAAGCCCCTGTGCTATATCGAAAGGAATATCTTCTCAAGCCTGGTAATATCTCCGCACAAGATAACTGTGGTGTAGACTATACCAGCAATTGGGAATTCTATCAAGAGGCACCTCCTCTACGTGAGTTCACTCCAGGATCTGCTGGTTATGACTCATTTGACATCAGAGACAATAAGTTTGTAACAAACTTCCGAAATGGTGTTGTACATCTTCTTTTCTATGCTACAGAATATGATGCTGGTGGAAATCAGCTAATTCCTGATAACTATCGTATCAGGGAGTTTATTGAGGCTTTCATCAAATACAAAGTGATTGAAACTCTCACCAATCAGACCAACGATGAGACTTTCAACCAGCTTCAAACCAAGCTAGCTTTCTATAAACAACAGGCTGATGAAGCATTCATCATGGCTGATATTGAGATTAAGAAGCAAGATCCTTGGACTAAGCAGCGTAGGATTAAGAATGACTTGAACAGATTTAATATGTATGAACTCCCTAACCGTACTAACAGATATGGTTGGAGACGAAATAACTAATACTAATGGCTGAATTGGAAAAGGGCAATATTAAACAGGAGTACAATAATGCTACCACTGGTCTTAACATGGACCAAACTGTTAACCAGATCCAAAAGGGTAGGTTAACTTATGCATTGAATGCTGCTGTTGAAAACTTTGATGCTAATTCTGTAAACTATCAGAATGAGCCAGGGAACGAACTTTGTGTTACGTTCCCTTCTGGCTTTATACTTATAGGTACCCACTTCATCCAAGAGAAGAACAAACACATATTCTTCATCACTAATCCAGAAACTGGCGGAAGTCAGATTGGATATATGGAGAACAATGATTGTGTGTATCGTGTGATTGTAAATGCTCCCTGTCTTAACTTTAACATTGACCATCCCATTCATAAGGTGGCGCATAAGATTACTAATTGCACCACTGAAATATATTGGACAGATGGATTTAATCCTAGGAGATACCTAGATATTGATGATGTACCAAAAGTTCTAAAATCTGGAACTCCTTTCTGCGATCCAGAATATACAGACGATCTAGACTGTAATCAACTTAAGCTTCAACCCAACTTTAAGATTCCTCAACTGGAGGTAACTGATGTTACAAGCACAGGTAATCTGATTGCTGGTACATATCAGTTTGCTATACAATACTCTGATCCTCAGGGTAATCCGTACACTTCCTACTATTCCATCACTAACCCAACACCAATCGCTGATCCATTCATTACATCAGTGAACTTCAACTATCCTGTTGGGAAATCTATCATCCTCAATATAAGCAATCTTGAGGACACTGGACTATACCAGTATTTCAACCTGGCAGTGATTAAGACAGTGAATGACATCACTTCTGTAGAACTGGTGGGCACCTACTATATTGACAACCTCCAGAAACAAATCACATACACTGGTCAGAACGTTACACAGATTCGTTTGACCATCAATGATATATTTGAGAAGTTCCCTTATTATGACGTTGCACAAGACCTCACAAATGCGCAAGATGTTTTAATCTGGGACAATCTTACATCTATTGATCGTATCAACTATCAAAGCATTGCTAATCAGATTCCTCTGCTATGGGAAACTTATCGTATCCCTGCCACAGAAAACTATGCAGACGAACTGAATGCCACCAATCTCAGAGGTTATCTAAGAGATGAGGTGTATGCTTTTGAAATAGTATTCTTGCTTAAGAATGGTAAGCAAACTGATGGATTCCACATTCCTGGTAGAATCAAAGGTCCTGCAGAGAACTTGCAACCTGATGTTCCAGATACCAACCCAGACTTTATAGGCGTTCCTGATTACACATCTGGAGGAGTAGGATATTCCCCATATTGGAAAATCTACAACACAGGATCTGTAATTGGTACAAGTCCTGGTTATTCACCAGCTCCTGACTACAAAGGACCATACCAATATGGTCAATTTGCATATTGGGAGTCTACAGACACCTATCCTTGTAACAAAGATGTATGGGGTGATTTAGCTGGCCAACCAATCAGACATCACAAGTTTCCTGATATTAATGTAAGCCCTGCTTACGAATCAAAGATATTCACAGGACCTGGTGGAATGGTGATGGGTAATGATGCAGTGTTCCCTATTGGTGTACGTATTGACGTACAACAGGTATCTGCTCTCATTCAGTCTTCTAGTCTTACAGATGATCAGAAGAGTGATATTGTGGCATTTAAGATTGTTCGTGCTGATCGTGGCACTAATAAGTCTATCATTGCTAAGGGTATTCTTAGGAATGTAAATACATACGAGAGAGAAGAAGAGATTTACTACTATCCTAACTACCCATACAACGATCTTAACGCAGATCCATTCCTTAATACAACAAACAATGCCTATTCACAAATCTGTGATGGGTATAATGTATTTATAGACACACTTGCTGTAGATCCTGCTGGAGGACCTGACTTTGCAGAAATAGAATGGACAGATTGTAATACAAACAAACTTACAAAGAAGAAGGTTCTTGCCATTGGTGTCTATCCATTTTGCTCAATTGGTAAACCTAGAATCCTTGGACCTGCAACAGGTAAAGTGGGACTTTCTACATATGAAGTGTGGACTGCCCAGGTTTGTAACACAAGTCCTTTTGGATTTGCACAAGGTGGTAGAATTGAGTGGGATGATATCTACACTGGTATAACCACAGATTGGGTATCTGGATGGCCCACATTCCCAACACTTACATTATATGTAGTTCCTGGAACTGTTCCTGTACAAATTGAAGGACCTGGTGAAATATGTTTCAATGGTCCTACACTTGTGACAGGACCTGATTGTAAAGGAGAAAATCCTCAACCAGGATTTACAGAGAAATACAGACAGATATTCAACTCTCCTGAAACTTCATTTGGACAGCCATTCTTGGGTGATATTCTAAAGCTTGAGAGTGTGATGTTTGGTAGAGGCAAGGCTCACTTTGTTGAGGTGAAGGATAATGCTAAGTATAAGCTCTTAACAGAAGAAGCTCAGCGTGATGCTCTTGAAAGTGCTGAAGACTTAGGAGATATCACCACACCGTTTAACGCCACTGCTATGTTTACAGCATATCAGGCGTATTTGACAATATATGTAAACGGTATCACAAGAAAGAACTATGCCTACTCTTTCAACTCTATAGCTGATTATAACTATGGAGTGGGAGTTCCTGATAACCTTGGCATCAAGCAAAGAACTCTAGACATTGCTAGATATTTGATTCCTGGTGTTTTGAACGTTGGTGATATACATAATATCAACAACTTCCAAAGAGAATCATCTGTCTACCTAAGAACTGACCTAACTAAGACAGCTCTTCCTTTCCCAGACCAGAGCCCTAATATGCTATCTGGAGGAAATCCTATAGTGACAGACATTTCGAGATTTACCATCTCTGAAAAAAACAAATGTCAAGCTCCTGCTAGGGAAGAAGACATATCTGTTGTTTCCTACTATGCATCTCTTAAGAATGTGTTTGTCAATCAGTACGGACAGATCTATTCTTATGACACTGTAGACACTGGTTTCCAAGCACTTGTAGATGACATCACTCCTAATGTATCAACTATATTTGGTGGTGATACATTCATCAGCAGATTTGCTTTCAAGACCAAACTTCCATTCTTCATAGATAATCGTGTAAATGCTCCTGATGATAGTGATATATTCTACGATGAGATTGGTAATATAGCCTATCCAAAATACTGGCACTCAGCACGTTCCATCCTGAAAGATTATGCAATCACAGGTGTGGGCGTACTATCAAACATCATATCTTACAAAGCTCACAACTTTGACTGTCCAAACAGTCAATTTGTAGCTCCTGGACAACCTAAGGATAGCAATCCTGGAAGAACCTATTACGATGGATATTTCTATCTGTTTGCATATGGTATTCCTAACTTCTATTGTGAGAGCTCTTACAACGTAGATTTACGTCAGGCATTCAACAATAGAGAAGGTGACTTCTGGCCTCACGTGAGCACAGGTATTCCTGATGACTGGGTGCAGCAGAGCTTTGTTCCTATTATTCAGGACAACACCTACTACTATAATGTAACCTATTCTAAACAGAACAGGGAGAACACATTTACCCATTTGCCTATCGACTGGGACAAACCTTGCTATACATACTATCCATTCAGAGCTATCTATTCTGATTCTCAGAACATTGATTCTGATAACAGAGTGAATAGCTGGTTGATTTACAGAGCCATATCTTACTATGATTTCCCACAGAACTATGGAAATCTGATATCTCTAGACGGAATCCAGAACAGAGCTGTTCTTGCTCGCTTTGAGAACAAGACACTCATGTACAACAACCTTCTTACGATAGATACAAGTAACCCTCAGGCTGCATACGTAGGTAATCCTATGCTGTTCAGAGGAGCACCTCCAATTGACTTTGCAGAAACTGATTTAGGATATGTAGGAAGTCAAAACAAGATGTTGTTGAAGATCCCACAAGGACAAGTGACTGCAGATGCTAAACGTGGTCAAATCTTCCTCATTAGTGGTACACAGGCTGTGGACATATCTGGATTTGGTTCAGGAGTAAACAGGTTCCTTACAGACCACTTAGCGTTTGAAATCTTACGTTACTTCCCCAAGGTAAACACTGATAACAACTATGCAGGTATTGGTTTGCATGGTGTATATGATAGTAAGTATGACCGTGTGTTAATCACTAAGCTTGATTACATTCCAAAAAGAAATGATATTGTATATGATGAGGTTACAAAAGAGTTCTATATAGTTAAAACTGTTAACGGTTTAACTATTAAAACTCCTGTAAACTTAACTGACCAAGAATACTTCTGTAACAAGAGTTGGACATTATCCTTCAACTTTAATACTAAGAGCTGGATAAGTTTCCATACATATCTGCCTAACTGGTATATTGGAGAGAACAACTTCTTCTATTCTGGTATTAATGGATGCTGTGAAGACTTTGAGGTGATTGCTGGTATACCTGGACCTGTTCCAACCACCACTACTACTTCTAGTACATCTACCACATCTACCAGTTCTACTACTACAACCACTACAACACGTGATTGTCGTCTTGAAGGAGAAGTTGAGATTACAGATTGTCCTCTTGATGGAACAGCTATTGTAACTGTACCTGCTCCAAATCCTCCTTGTGAAAGACCTCAAGGATTAACTCAAGAGGCGTTCTTTACAGGATATGATATAATTATTCCGCCAAGCAACACTGTATCTACAGGAAGTGCAACAGACGCATGTGATGCTGTAAACTACCTGAATACATTCGGTGGAAGCTATGTGAATGTTATTCCTACATACGTCCTAGTAGAATACCAAGGATTGTACATAGGATCTGATGTATACATATTCAACGGTACAACAGACTGTGAGACTATTCCTGATGGCTGGTATTTCACAGGAGCATCTCAGGCAGTGAATACAGTGTTCCATGTGGTGGGTGGTGAAATCTCAATGATTGTTGTTTGTCAACCTACAACAACTACAACATCAACTAGTAGCACAACAACTACTACAACCACTACAATAGTTCCTGTTGATTGTATATTTGGTGGAACAGCAGAGGAAACAGCACCTTTATAAAAGAAAATATAAATGGCAAAGACAATCATCATAAAGTTAACTAGCTCAGGTCCTTCAATAGGTCCATTCACAATCTCTGATGAGTTTGGAAACGTTATTGCAACTAACGTTTCTAAAGCTGATTTGATTGCTGGAGTGAGCTATAGCGTAGGTGATGATGTTAATATTGTTGTAATAGAATCCACTGGTAAGTGTAAGAGCAAGAAGAGTTTCCCAGTTGGTGTAGTGACACCTAATGATTTGGCATTCGATGGATACAAACAAATCAAAACTGCTTGTATCTGGAGGCACCTGACTAACCCAGAGATATACAATACATTCTATGGAAACATAGAACCTTATATCATCGAGTATCCTTTTGCCTACCAATACTACGATGAAATCCTTCAGAGTGTACAGGATTACACTAAGTCATACAAATACCTTCCTACAGACGATGGTATTTTCAACGACAACAGAAGGATAGCTACTAATAACTACTTCAACAAGGCTGTTCTATATAACGATCAGCAGTCCACTGGTATACTTGAGTTGGTTCCTAAACCAATCAACAACCTGAAGGAATACATGAAGTATCCTATATATAGCACTGATAGTAAGACAATTACATTCACAAAGAGTGATAACTTCTATCAGTATAACACATTCTGGTCATTGGTTAGAGATAAGGCTGTACCTCTGTTTGTAAAGAGCTGTGAATCTCTATCTATAGACAAGCTTGTGAATCAACCTAATATGGACTACGGCAAGAGATCTTTCAAGAAAGAACCTCTAAGAGCTAAGGATCTAAAGGTGAGACACATTCTGGACAATAGTTCAGAAACTCATTTGGTTTCCCAGTTTATTTACACACCTGCTCAAATCTCTTACAAATAATGGCAAAGAAACTCACATCAGCAAAAGCAAAGGAAATCCTACACGACAAGAGCGTGCATGGGCATCCTTTGACAGACAAGCAAAGAAGATTCTTCGGTGCTATAGCTGGAGGTGCTAAGCCTTACAAAGCTGAGGAAGGTGGATGGTTGGATAAGTATGAACAAGGAGGATTGGTATTGAAGCAAAAGAAACAAGATAACTACGGTAAAAAAGGCAACTATAACGACTATACAATATCCACTCCCCCAGGATTTGTAGGTATGGGTAATAACCTCAAAGGTCGCAACTACAGTCCTGCGTGGGGTGGACAGTTTCAAGATGGTGGTAATTTGATGCCTGCTATGGCTGGAGCTAACCAAACTGTTCCTATGGCTCAATTGGGAGACAGTGTTAAACCCATCCCAATGCAATTAGCAATGGGAGGAAGTCTTCCTGGTGCTGTTGGGTTCACGTACGCACGCACGGTGGGAGCTGCTCCTGACAATGGTCCATATGCTAAGAAGACAAAGGCTAGTGCACAGAATGGACAGGAGATGAAATACTACCAAGCAGGACTAGATTTCAAACCTAAGACTATTAGTCAAGATGGGTCTGTTATAGATCCTGAAGGATACTGGAACCCAGACAACTGGGGTAAATCAGTTATCATCCCATCCACAGATATCACTATGAAGGGTGTGGATCAACCACTAATTGGTGTATCTGACACAGGAGATGTACAATATATGGAGCCTGGAGAGGATTATGAATTTGATGGTGAATATGTAACAGAATATCCTGTAGCTAAGGGAGGAATTAGTGTGAATAATGCTGATGCTCAACCTATTAAAAAGTTAGATCAATTACTTAACTTTACAAACTATAACAAACCAACCAAGGGCGGCTGGTTAGATAAATATAATTGATATGAAAAAACAGATGCTTAAAATCGCTGGTGTCAAGTCTGAGAAGGAGTTCTACAAGAAGTTTCCTACAGAAAAAGATTTTATGGCTAAGCATGGTAAAGCTTTCAAGAAAGCTCAAATCGGTTCATATATCGGTGGTGAATCAGATGCAGGTTTCCAACCTGTTAACTTCCAAGAGATGTATGATGCTGTTGACTATGGTGTTACAGGATCTACAGATCAAATGCGTAAGGATGAACAGCTTAGACAAGCACAGATTAAAGCTGCCCAAGAGGAATCTGGCAAAGGAGGTGGTGGAGGACTTGGTAATATTGCCAATGTTCTTCAGAGCGAAGAGCTTATGACTGCCCTTAGTAGCGCAGCTGGTGCTGCTAGAAAAGGTAAGAAGATTAAGAAAGCACAGCCTGGAGAAGTGATTGAATCAGACACTCCTGGTGGAATGGGAAGACCTTTGCCTCCTGAGCTGAGACAAGATGAGTTTGATATAGAAGAGAAACCAGGAGGAGACTTTCTTAAACAAATATCTAAGTATGCAGGTCCTGCAGGTAAGATAGTTGAAGGTATTCAACAGTTGAAAGAAGAGAAGAAGGCTCTACAAAGAGCTCAGCAGATGCAGGGAGTGAGTGATGTTGTAAGACAAGCTGCTAATACACGCCCTGAAGAAACCAAACGTAGATATGTTCGTCCTGAGGATATTACAAATACAGGAGAGGAGTTCTTCCCAATATATGGCGTAGGTACAAATGTGCTTGCAAAAGATGGAGCTTCTGTTGGTGGTGGAGAAATCATGAACACGTTTGCTCCTAATACACTTTACGATGATCTTGGATATGAACCTTTGAATGAGAGCGAAAGACTTAAGCAATTCTACTATGGTGGCAAAATGAGAACAGCTCAGACTGGTCTAGAAGCATTTGCTCAAGCTGGTGGAGGAGACATGGCTAGTCAACTAATTACTGGTATCACTGGTGAAAACGCTGGTGGTAACATCGGTGGAACTATTGGTAAGACAGCAGGAATGTTTTTTGGACCAGTTGGAAGTATGGTAGGTCAAGCAGCTGGTCAACTTATTGGATCTGCTTTAGATAGAAAACCACAACAAATTAAAAAGGCAAAAGAAGCTACACAGAGAAACATTAAAGCTACTGCTCTTCAATCAGGGTTCCAAGGTGGACAAGCACAATATACATCATTCATGCAGGATGGTGGTACAACATCTCCTTATGAGTGGGTTAGTCATACATGGCAACCTCAGGTGATAGCTACCTTTGGAGAACACAAAGTGAGCCAATTGCTTAGACCTCCAAAGGATGCTGATATGCTCAGAGCTGGTGGTCATCTTAAAGAATACACTCCTCCTAGTGCAAGAGCTATGTCTACAGAAAGACCTAACTTCCAAATGGGTGGAGAGCTCCAAACACATTGGGGTGGATATGCTGAGCCTATGTCTCAGAATCCTTATTTACCTGGAACAGGAGAAACCGTTATGTTCAGAGGACAATCCCACGATGAGTCTGATGGAAGAGGAAATACAGGTATTGGTATCACCTATGGTGGTAACCCTGTAGAGGTGGAGAGAGGTGAGCCTATGTTTGAATTGCAAGAAGGTGGTGAGATAGATCCTGCAACAGGAGAACCTAAAAAGTCAGGTGTTGTACTTGGTAATATCAAGATTACAAAAGCTTTTGCAGATATGCTAGGCGATACTAAAGCTGAAGGTATGAAGTTTAAGACTTATGGTGCTGATCTATCTAAACAAGAAAATAAACAGAACAAGTTGATTGAGAAGGCGTTAGATAGAATTGATAACATGAATGTTGAAACATCTATTGATAAGATTGCAGCTGACACTGCTATGATAGATATATATGGTGGAAATGCTAAACTTAAAGACTTGGCAGATAAGAAAATAAACGCAGCCTCTCTTCAGAATGCTATTAATGATACAAAGGAAGAAGGATTTCTAAAGATTACAGATAGAGGTGATGTAAGAGCTGAGAAGGGTGCTAAGATTCCAAAAGCCCAAACTGGTGAAGATGTTCCAAAAATAGACGAGAAAAGCTATGATTATCTAAAAGGTCTATATGAGTCTGCCAAACAAGAAGAGGGTAAAAAAGGTGGAGGTCCTGCTACCTTAAGATTCCAACAGGAATATCATAAGCTTGCAAAACCTTTTGCTGAAAGAATTATAGCCAGTGAACCTTTAACTAGATTTGGAAAGAAAAAGGGATATCCTGTCACTGATGTAAGAAGTAATGAAGATTCTATCTTTGGAAAGAGGACAAAACAATACATGGCTGCTCTAGATGAAGCTGAGAAACAAAAACCTGTTGTCCCTGTTGAAGAAGGTAAACCTGGTCCAAAAGTAGAACCTATAAAACCTGTTACAGAAAAAACAACTGAGGACACTATTGATGTGGAAGAGGATAAGACTAAGCGTAACTACTGGATGGATATATTCAACCAGGTGGCTCCTTATCTGAGACCAAGTGATGTTGAAGACCTTGATCCTAACCAATTGGCTGGTGAGATGTATGCTCTTGCTACCAACCAGGTTCAGCCTGTGTATGCCCAGACATTCACTCCTCAGCTCACAGTTCCTTATGATATCTCTCTTCAGGACATTCTGAACGAAAACAGAGCAACTACAAGAGCACAACAGAGACTTGTTGGATACAATCCTGCTCTGCAAAGTCAGCTTAGCGCACAAGAATACTCTGCTAATCAGAGAGTGCTTGGTGAGCAGTTCCGTATGAATCAAGCATTTAAGAACCAGATTTACAAAGAGAATAGGGATAAGCTTGACCAAGCAAACCTTGCAAATTTGCAAATCCTTGATACTCAGGCACAAAGACAAGCTGAGGCTTTGTCTAAGACCAAGGCTACCACACAGGCTGCTCTCAACTCTATTGCTAGCAAGTATGCTCAGAACAAGCTGGAGAACAGAACCTTGGCTACCTACGAGAATCTGTACAACTATCGCTACGATCCTAGATTCAGGGCTATCAATATGAACCCTCTGGCTCAGTTTAACATTCCCCAACTTGCAGATTACACTCCTGAGGAACTTCGTGCTATGGCTCTTCTTAGAGAAAAAGAGAGCAAAACCACCAAGAAATCCTCTGAGGAGAAGAAAAGAAATGGCGGTATTGCCAAAGCATTTAAAAATCTCTAACTAATTCAGTTAGAGAGAATTACCAAAATCTGTTAGTGCTCTTGGAAATTATAATTCTTTCTATTACATTTGTAACTTAATACTCTATGGCCTCTTATACAGACATAATACCCCAGTTTAACCCCTATATCCAGCAGCTTCCTGTGGAGGCTATGGTGCAGGTGGGTATGGAGAAACAGAAGCGCTATGATGAGGGGGTCCAAAAGATTCAGTCTCAGATAGATAGTGTAGCTGGCTTGGACATATACCATCCTTCAGATAGAATGTATTTGCAGTCTAAACTGAATGAACTTGGTAACAATCTTAGAACTGTGGCCGCTGGTGATTTCTCCAACTATCAGCTTGTCAACTCTGTAGGAGGTATGACTACCCAGATTGTTAAAGACAAAAATGTACAGAATGCTGTACGTTCTACACAACAGATTAGGAAGCAACAAACTTTGATGGACCAGGCTAGGGAGAAAGGTACCCTCCATAGAAACAATGAGATTTTCTTCAACGACCAGGTGATCTCCTATCTGAATAACAATAAAGTGGGACAGGTATTTGGTGAGAACTATCAACCGTACACTGACTACCAGAAAAAGTGGTTGGAAGTCCAAAAGAGTCTTGGTATAAAGGAAACACAAACAGATCTTCCATTTGTAATGCAAGATGGTAAGATAGTCATTGACCCAAAGACCAAGAAGCCTATGGTCAATGATTACATGGTAAGGGAAACCTTCAAAGGTGTTGATGCTCAAAGACTTAAGGAAGCCATCATGGCAGCTATGGATGATAATGACTATGCACAGATGAAGATTGATGCATATGTTAGCTACAAGGGATACACACCTGATATGCTTATTAAGGAAGCTGATAGCACTTATAGGTCTAACAAAGAGGAGTTGACAAAGACTATAGACAATCTAACCATCCTGAAAACTCAGAATGTTGGAAATCAACAGATGACCAAGGATATAGATGTTCAACTTGAACAATATAAAAAACAGCTGAAGAATACAGAAGATCAGTATAGAGATGTAATAGCAGGAATTCAGGCAAATCCTGAGGGATACAAACAGAAGCTATTTGCAATGAATTCTATAAACAACTTTGCTAATAGTTTCTCAAACATATCCCATATTCAAAATATTGTAGATAGTCCCATCAAAAAACAAATGAATGAGGACAGAGCCTACAACTTCAAGGTGGTTGAGTTTAACACAAAGAATGCTCAGTGGCAGAAAGAGTTTGGTTTAAAAGTAGCTACAGAATCTAGACTTGCAAATAAAGAAGCATTTGACCAAGCACTAGCCTTATATAAAGAAGGATTGGGTCCTAATCCTCTTGGTCCAACTACAGCTAAATATGTTGGAGCTCCTCCTACAGATAAAGAGATATTGGATGGAATGGTAGAAAGCTTTAAACAAGGAGCTGACATAGACCAACTGAATAATGACAAGAATGCATTAAAGGTGAATTGGGCAAAGAACCAGCCTTCTAAAGCAGACTATGCAAAACAGAAAGGAATAGATCTTAAAAACTATACAGACGCACAATATAGAGCTGATTTAGATAAACAATTCAACAGTGACTTAGCTGCATATAATTCAAACAAGAACTCTGTAGATGCTCCTACAAGAAAAATCCTTGGTCAGTATTCTGAGCTGGATAGATTGTATAAGCTTAAGGTTAATGCAATAAATGATGCAACTGAAAAAGCAAACGCACTTCATCCTGAAGTGACTGAAGAGGCAAATAAGCTATCTAACAATAAGGTGAGCTTTTTGGATTATACATTTAAAGATGGAAAACCTGGAGTGTATAACATACTAACAAAAAGTGCAAGAGAGATATACGAAGATATTCAATCTGGAAAAGCCACATTAAGAGTGGACAAAGCTCCTGGAGGATATATTGTACTTAGATATCCTGGTTCAAATATTACATATGAAATATCTAAGAAAGGTGGATTCTTTGGTTCTGACAAGGTGGGAGGAAAACAAACAAGAGAATTGCTTTTGTCTGTTCATGATACATACAACAGAGTAGGACAGTCTATTAAAAATAGAGATGCAGACTTTGCAAAAATACTTGGTGAAACTATCAACTCTGTAGCTCCAGTATCATCATTGCTTCCAAAGGGAGCAACAAGCACTCTTCTACCTTTGATAGAGGATAAACTAGGAAGAGAGCAAAAAGGACAGACAGAGGAACTAGCTGGCTTTGTAAAAGGTAAGGATTTTAACTTTGACACTGTAAAAGAACTAGCTCTAAATCCTGACACTAAGGTGACTCATACTACCTGGGGAGATAATGTATTCATTACAATGACTGGAATGCTAGGTAAAAATCTTGCAACTCAGAAGTTTAAGATTTCAAAGTCTGACTTTGCTACAATGTATCCAAATCTTGTTGACAATACAAATATGGATTTCTGGCAATCAGCAGCAGCAAATGGTAGCACCAACTACAAATATCACGTTGCTAAGAGCGCTTTGATGAATCCAGATGATGCTTTCACTTCTGGCACTTACGATATTCCATCTAAGAAATACATAGTGAAGGGTGATATCTTCTTTGATCAAACTGACAAAAACAACACCACCCCTGTTGTTTATGTAAAAAGTAAAAAGACAGGAAAGGTTGTTCCTATTCCTGGCGAGGTGTTTTCTACTTTTTCAGGTTCTGAAAAATCAATGTATCAAGTGAATGATCTGTTGATAGAGAACTACTTTAAAAATAATAATCTAGATGCCGATTTTTAATAAAGATTTACCAGCTTTTGATAAGCCACTTGAAGGATTTCCCAAAGAGCAAGAAGTCTATAAGGGAAAGGTGTTGCCTGACACCCTGCATCCTGCTGTCCCAAATCTAGATTCAGACTTTGGACAGGTGGGTACTGGAGATGTTCAAGACCTATTCAGAATGAACTCTGTCCAATCAGGACCTATATTCGGATCTACAATAAGTGAGCTTTCTAGAAACAAGAGGTATGATTATTATAAGCCAGGAACAAACTATGAAGATTTATATGCAAGAGTACAACCCTGGTACAAGCAGATTGGTAACGGTCTTGTAAAAGGGGGTGCCTTTATGGTGGGCACCTTTGCACAATCATTCAATAGTATTCCAGAAACAATAAACGCTGTAGCAAAAAAAGATTTATCTGAGCTTGCTGGAAAAGACTCTTATGTTAGTCCTATAGATGATTGGTATAGAAATCTAGAAGATCTCTATCCCAACTACTATTCAGACTATGAGAAAGCACATCCTTTTAAAAGCATCCTAGGTAGTGGCTTTGCTAACACCTTTGGAGACAAGTTTGTTAAGAACCTTGGATTCATGGGTGGTGCTATTGCTGGTGCTGTAGTGCAGGATTTTGCCATAGGTGCTCTTACACAAGGACTTGGTGAAATTCCTTTGCTATCTAACCAGATAGGAAAAGCAGCTCTTTACATGAATAAAATCCTATCCTCAGAAAGCAGGGTGGGAAGAGCATTGGGTGCTAGTGAAAAGGGTATACTTACATCGTTTCTAGATAGCGGTGTGCAAGCTGGTAGAACAGCTGAGCAGCTCAATAGAATGGAAACATTGGCTCAATTGGCTGCTTCTAGAAAGATTAACAATCAGTTTAGATATGGACTTAATCTGTGGACATCTGCTCTCACTGAGGCAGGAATTGAGTCAAGAGATGGATACAGAACATTGAAGACTGATCTGATTGATCAATACAAGCTTGACAACTATGGATTAGAACCCACTGGAAAAGACCTGAAAGATATTGAGGATATTGCTACATCTGCTATGAATGCTAGGGAAATAGGAAACCTTGGCATCCTCCTTGTATCAAACGCTATACAGTTTGAAAACATATTAAGACCTTTCTCTTCAGCAAGAGTAGGTGTAACCTCTCCTATATTCCAGGAAATTGCTGGTAAGCGCATTGCTCTTCAAGATGGACTAATGGGTGGCTATTCAGAAATAGTGCCTAAGTCTACATTTGGAAAGATAGTTAGAGACATCAAACCATATGCACCTGAACTGTTTACAGAAGGTGTGTTTGAAGAGGGTGGACAGTTTGCAATAGAAAGAGGTACGTACGACTATTACAATAAGAAGTATTTTGATCAGAAAAATAACAAATCAAGAAACGACTTAGCTGAATTCATTGATTCTATAGGAACTGGACTAGTTGACCAATTCAGAACAACAGCTGGTTGGGAGAACATGTTCCTAGGAGCTTTGACAGCAGGACTCACTGGTAAAGCAAAGAGTGTATATAGTAACATAAAAGGTACAGGATCAAAAGCTCAGATAGCTGCTGAGATTAACAATCTCAACTCTAGCCAGCTCATGGGTGTATTTGAGAACAACTTTGAAAATGCTGCTCAACAGCTTAAGGCTTCTAAAGACATGGAAGCTGCTGTTAAGAAGAGAGATATATTTGAATACAAGAATGCTCAGTTTAGAGCTTTGTTCTCTTGGGCAAATGCCAGAATGCAGGGCAACAGATATGGTCTTCTAGAGGAAGAAATTAAACTTGCCAAAGAACTTCCTAATGAGCAATTCAAACAAATGTTTGGATTTGATGCTACGGCAGACAACAGACAGGTTGTAAATGCATACCTGTCATTGGTTCAAGAGGAAGCTAATAAGATTAAGAGAAACTACGACAAGATCAATGAGTTCTTTGTAAACCCTTACAAGTATATTAGAACTCCTAAGACTGATGAGGAAATAACTGAAAGCGAGAACTACAGGAAGTATGAGAACTATAAGACAGCAATGACTTATTTCCCATCCTTGATTGATCATGCTGACAGAAGAACCGATGAGATACAGAAAGAACTGATTGACATCAATCCTCTATTGTCTGTAGATATAGTTAAGAAACTTGGTAGTGTTGACTCGCTATTAGACTTGGCTAAAGAATATGAGAAAGAGGCTACAACATCTCTTGGTCTAATTAGTGACATCACCACTCCTGAGGAAAGAAAGAAACTGGAGAGAAGAGCTAAGACACTTAGAAACCTAGCAGAAAAAATATATGGTGTTACAGACACCTACTATTTAGTAGCAAAAGATGAGATGTCTAAAGATGTTCTTTCTAGGAAGGAAAATCTACCAGGCGACTATCTTAAGCTATTTGACAACCTAGTAAACTTTGAGATTAACGGAAGAGACCCTCTAAGAACTGATAAGAACATCAAACATCCTCTGGATGTAGAAAAGGCTATCTCTCTAGCTGTAGATCTTAACAGACTGGCTGAGATGAAGAAAGATGCAGGAGATGCATTTGATATTCTATCTAATCCTGAGAAAGGGTTTGACGAGTTTAACAAGGTGGATGAGAACAGACTTCCTCCTAAACATTCTCCTGAGTCAGAACTCACTCCTGGTAGAGAGTATGAAACTTCAAATCTTGGTAAGTATAGAACCAGGAAGATTGCTGATGGAAGATACCAAGTGATTAGTCCAGACAAGACTATTGTATCTACACATCCTTCAAAAGAAGAAGCATCTGCCACTACTAAGTATTTGAATGAAAATCTAAGCAGCCTACTTAAGGTGACTGTGGTTAGAGATAATGGAGATGGCACTATCAGAATCACTGACTCTAATGGTGACATTCAAGATATTCCTAAAGCAGATATATTAAAATACACTCCTCTTGAAACCCAAGAGGAAAAGATAGCTAAGCAGAAAGAGCAAATAGCTAATGAGCAGAAAGACCTAGAGGCAGATTCTGGAAACGTAAACACAGGAAACCCTGCAGAACCTTACGGTAAAGAAAGTGCTCTTCCTGATATAAAGATATTGTTCAGCTCAAGCACTACAGAATCTGAAGGTAGTGATGATCCTAACTGGCAGAAGAATGCTGCTCTGTCTCCTATTCACATTAAGAATTCTAGAGAGTTTTTAAACAAGGCACAGGGTTTTGCTAATAGAGCAAACCTAAGAGCCATCCTTATCACTCCTCTATTGGAGAAAGCATATGGATTAGAGGGACTCACTCAAATCTCCTATGGTGTCAGAAATGAGGACCTAGCAACACAAGAACAAAAAGACAAGTTCTTAAAAGACACTACAGATTTAAACAATGGATTCATTGCCCAAGTGTTTGTAGAACAAGTAGGTAGTGATCTATACTTTATTGATAAAACTGGAAACAAACTTGGTAAGTTTGGAGAGCAATTAGATGAAACCAAACTTGGTAATGTTGTTTTCCAGACAATGCGTAGAGCTGCTCTTAAAGATAGTCAGGGTGGTACAAAAGCAAGAAGTGGACAGGAGGAAGAAGCTAAAGTATATCTAGAAGCTTGGAAAAAAGAAAGAGCAAACATATTTGCTACAGATCCTAACGCCTCTCCTACAGTTTATGAGTTCAACATATCTAGAGGTATACCTATAGATGGTGATACTCCTAATCATGTAGCAGGCACACTGATTACATCTGATCCTAAGGAAGAAAGACAAGTTCTTAAGGGTCAATCAATTATACAGATTCCAACAACCAAGACTATCACATTCAAAGGAAGAGCTATAAACTTCCCTAATGGCAGACCAGTTCTTGTATATGGTGACAATGTTGCCTTCTTGAACAATGTGAAGTTGGATGGCAAGAGAGCTCAGGTGATATATGCTGTTATTGAGAAGATGGCTAATGACATCACTCAGAGAGCTAATGCTGGAAAGAAGATTGTATTCAGTAAGACAAAAGAAGCCAAGTTCCTGCAGAACATTCTCTATTGGAGAACAGGAGATACAAAAGAGGGTTCTAATCAGATAAACATTTCTGAGGATGGAACCACAATATCTTTTGCTGGTAAGTCATTCCCTATTGCTAAACTGGCTGAGAATAAGAAGGAATTAATTGAGGCCATCAGTAACTCCTACCACAATACAAACAACAAGAGCTTGTCTGAGGAAATGTTCAGCAAGTCCTTTACAGAGTTCTACATTGAGAAGGGAGAACTCAAGTCTCGTGATTGGGCTAACTACCAGTCCTACTTGTTGTCCTCTACATTCCCAGATGGATCTAAGAGAGCTGCAGCTGACACCCCTCTTACAACTAAAATAGCTATTCCTCTTTCTGAGATTCCTTATACACATAAGCAGAAATACTCAACTCTTATAGGACTTGAGCTTCCTATTGGTGTAATAAACAAACCTGCTGCAGAAGCTAAAGAAACTGTTGTAGAAGCTCCTAAAGGTAAGTTTGATTACAACGGAACAAAAGAGAACACCACTCCTATTCTGAGCTTTGGTAATGTATCCTTCACTGTTAAGGAAGGAGAAGATCCTCAGTTCTTGGTAGACAGCGAGGAGTTTAAGAAGACACAAGATAACCTTGTTAAGAAACTAAGACAAAACTCCCCAGAGGCAGATGAGGAATCATTGGTTAAACAAGCCAATGGTGTCATCCTCAGTGTTGTTAGAAAGGAAGTGGATAATGATCTAAAGACTGCTACAGTTGAGGAAGTTGTTCCCACTGCTGAGGAAGTAAAACCTACTGAGGAAGTAAAACCTGTTGAAGAGAAAAAAGAAGAAGAACCTAAGAAGACACAGTTTGATCCTAAGAAGACAAAGAAGAGAGGAAACCTATTCAGAGCTGTAAGTGAGACTGATGAGTCTGAGAGAATGACTGAGGCTGATATTGAAGCCTTTAAGAAATGGCATGCTGAGAAGGTACCTCAAATCCCTTATGAGATTCTTGGACAGATGGTAACCATCAATCCTAATAGAAAGGCATGGGGTGTGTTTGAAAATGGTGTGGCTAAGTTTGTACGTGGTGGATTGAGAGCTACAGAATACCATGAGATATTTCATGGCATATGGAGAGGATTGCTAAACGCTGATGAAAGAGCTGCTATTGTAAAAGAGTTTAATGCTAAAGAGGGTAGCTTCAAAGACAGGCTTAGTGGTAAGACTATCAACTTTGCTGATGCTACAGAAGAGCAAGTGGAAGATAGACTAGCTGATGACTTCAGTGATTACAGAAAAGGTAAGCTTGCTGCTAGAACTTTAGGAGATGCTATCCGTGAGTTCTTCAAAAGAATCATGGATTTCTTCAAGTCCTTTGTAGCCAAACCTACATTAAAGGACCAACTGTTTGATAATATTGAGCAAGGTAGATTCAAAGATAGAGAGCTTGCACCTGAGGTTAAGAACCTAGGCCCAGCTTACAGAGCTGCAGAAGGTCTTAACGAACAGCAGACTAACGAGTTTGTTCAGGATATGACAGCCCTATCTTCTGCCATGATCTTTGGAAATGGAAAGATAGGTGCAATTGATAAGTCAGCCATCTATGATATTAGAAAGATAACCAGCAAGCAAGTGTTTGATGAGATTAAAAACATCTACACTGAGCAGGGCTGGATGGATCAACTTAGTGAAAACACCTGGAATGATCTGGTTGAAAAGACTAAGCGCTCCCTAAAAGCCAACCTTAAGGTTTCCTTTAATGAGGAAGACTTGGTGAACATCAACGATGAGCAAAGTAATAACAGAGACTATGCTCCAGAACCATTCTCTACAGACTATAAGAAGTCTGCTCCTGTTGGAATAAAGTTCACATCTTCTACTATTCCTAAGACCAAAGCAATGAGTCAGGAGGGTAGAACATCTCTCACTCTTCCTGATCTAAAAGATACTAATAATCTTTATTCACTGGTTCCTTATGGACAAGTGTTCTCCACTGTAATCAACGCCCTCCATAATACAAGCATTGGTAAAATAGCTGGAAAACTTCTAAAACTAAGCCAGAAAGACTCTGACTATGTTAGATTCTTCCAAAGGGTGGGAGGAGATCTGGAAACAGGAACTCTTCCATTTGGAGACTTCAAGTATGATGATTGGAGATTGTTTATAGAATTGGTACAGGTGTATACAAAACAAAAGCCTGATGCTAGGATAGAATACATACAAGGAAATCAGGTGTATTCTGGTTCTGCGCTTGTAACAGGTATTGTCAACACCACTGTTAAAGGATGG